CGGTTTTCTTGTATCATAGATACGGAAATCAATTACATAGCTACCATTGGTTGTAATGAGTTCGCTCAAAGAGGTGGTTAATCCATGTACGATGTTGACCGATTCACTGGCACTGTCCTTCCTGATTATTTCTGTGTCGGATTTGGCAACCTTATGTGAACTGCCACATGACAATAGAAGAAACAGGCACATAAAGGGAGCCAGCAATATGTGCTGGCTTACCCAGTTCATAACCTTAGCCAACATAAGAGATATCATTTATACGGTTCATCCAGCCCCGTTTGAACTTGTTATTTGCAGGGCGTTCCCGGCATATATCCTCGATGAAATCAAACCGTGCAATCTTGATCTGATCAAACAGTTCACGTGGATTACGGGAATTGACTGCGGCAAGTGTCTTAGGCCCGACAATGCCATCAGGAATCACGCCAAGCAAATCCTGCGGTATTTTGATACCGTGCACTCCGCTTGCCCAGATCCAATCGACAAGGATATCAGCTATGGATTGGGATTTAATTTCGTCAGCTTTCCACCTGTCCCAATACATGGTTTTCAAAATCTCCGTCCATTCCTCTTTCGTGATGTTTTTCAATCTTTCAACCGTAGGCTTGGGATAGCTTTTCTTTCGGCAATACGCTTCATAAGTTCCAATGGTCACACCCATATTGGTAGCCCCTCCTAAATCGTCCGGGTCATTTACAAAACCGCCTTCCCACTTCAGGATAAACGGTGCAAGTTTTTTCACATCAGCCATTTTTCTTTTCCTCCTTATCTTTAATTAATGTAGTCCTGCGTGGTGGAATACGACGACCGCATTCGCTGTCAGGCCTGTCACAACGGTTATGCTCGGCATCTTTCAATTGCAGTTCCAGCTCGTGGCACTTATGAATCCATGCCAGCTTATCAGACTGTTCATTACGAAGCTCAACGTATAACGCATCGATCTTGGCGTCACGCTGGGCGATGCGTTCTTCCAGCCAGTCAACCTGCTTACGCTCGTTCTCATCCTCCATCGAATCGGCGGACGCATCCTCTTTCCGTGCGTTAGTCTTGCGGTTCACCCAGAACGTGACACCCCAGCGGACAGCCTCCAATCCTCCGAAAGCCCCGATTATAGCCAACCAGTCGTTTAATTCCATTTCGTCTATTGTTTATCTGAATTATAAAAATACACACCTCAAAGATATCCCTATCCGTTTGCATCATCGCTGCCAAAGCCCCGAAATCCATTGCCACGATATGACAATAAAAAAAGAGCCTGCTACGGAATTTAATCCGCAACAAGCTCTTGGTCTTACACATCTGCAAAGATAAAAAATCACATTCCTGTTTCAAACTTTTTCACCTAAAAAAATAGTAGAAATAGATACATGGTAGAAAGTGGGTAGAATCCTAAGAAAAATATCTTTTGTTCTACCCTATTTTTTGAACAGAACTTATCTGATTCATTTTCAATGCTGTTTCCAAGTTCCCCCGGAACTTAGGCGGATGAAAGGAGATATTATGGCAAAAATGCATAAACTGACCAAGGGTGGACAAACCATATTCCCGGCTACCATCTATGACGCAGTGGTCAACCCCAATACACGAAAAAGTCTGACTACGGAACTTTCAGAGTTAGAAAATGAGGAAATTTATTTAAAGACACAAATAGAAGGCTCTATAGATAAAGATCTTATAACAGAAAATACAGTATGGATAGATGGCACATGGGATTGGGAAACAAATTCGTCTGCGGGTAATAGTATTCAAAAACAAAATTATAAGCATACCAAATTGACAGATGTAGGATATTACGATACTCTAAAAATGTCAGGACTATCAGAAAAAGTAGACGCTTCTGATATTTTCCCTTCAATTAGTATTTATAGTGGTAGCGAACAAATAGAATATTTGAGGGGTAGTTCTGCGGTTATTAATATGGATAAATATTCCGACAGAAGCAATATTAACATCATTATTCAAGCAAAACAAGATAATTCTATAATTCCATCAGTTATAGCCAATAGCAAAGCCAAGGTGGTTAAACCAGAAGAACTGATACCTATCCAATCTTCGTTAAAAAAAATAGAAGGATCGGAAACGGATGTTGTAGATGCTCTTGTTTGGAATAAAAAAAGATGGGAAACAGGAACAAATCAGCCTAATGGCGGAGAATTGCAATATAATGCTACTCAAAAAATATGGTACGCAAGAATTGACATTTCAGAATATGATAGTATTATTTGCGATGGATTATTAAATGGCTCGTCTATAAGCACAAGTGCATCTACATTAAATGGTATATGTATTTATGGTGATAATATCCTTATTAAAGGAATTAAAGATGCAAGCAATGAAAATATAATCAATAGATCAGACTATTCTCAATATTCCAAGCTGGAATTAATTTTACAATGTAAATCCACTTCAGACAATGAATTTATTGCTGTTGGAGAACCAAGTGTAAGAGCGATAATATATAGTACAATCGCATCCAAAAATGAATTTGACAAATTGTCATTGGGCGTTAATCAAAATTCTTCTGATATAGGCAAAATATATAATTTAATAGAAGGGGTTGATAATAAGGATATTTTCTCATTATTTGTTTGGAATAAAAGAAGATGGCTTACTGGAACGAATCAACCAAACGGCAAGGAACAAAATTATAATTCAGTCCAGAAACTTTGGAGCTCTAATAAATTTGATATTTCTGACTATGATACTGTTACCGTTAAAGGATTGTCAAATAATATTAGTATTTCTAATAGTGCAGATAAACTGTCATCTCTTGTTCTTTATGGGAATGATAATGTAATTTATGAACTAATAGACGGAACAGGACCGGTAACTATCAATACATCGGATTATTCTCAATATACAAAATTAGAACTTATATTACAGACAAAATCCACTTCAGACAATGAATTTATTGCTGTTGGGGAACCAAGTGTCGTTGTTTATAAAGCAGGAATCTCTTCTGAAAAGCCTAAGCCTAAAAGAGTTGTTATAGTAGGAGATTCACTGTGTGGTAATGATACGGCTCTTATAAGATACGAATTAGGTAATATATTAAAAAACAGAGGTTATGAACTAATTCCGCATACACAAGGAGGTGAAAAAACTATTGGCAATTTAACGAGGGCAGGAGGCATAGGTATAAGGGTTAAAGGTGAATTTACCATCCCAGCTAACGGCACTGTCATTTGTGCTTTAGAAAGTGCATGGATAAAAAGTGACGGAAATTATCAAGATACACCTTATAATAGTATATCTAGTGGTCAGAATGTACAAGTAGTTATAAATGGAATAAGAGGGAAACTGGCAAAGCAAGCCATTGACGCTGTTGGTATAGCATTTTATACAGAGAATGGAACATTTATAAAAAGTCTATCCGAGACAGGTACTCATTCAATACCATCTAGTGCAACAAAATACGCATTTACAATAAATAACCCAAATGTTGGAGAACCGCATATAACAATAAATGAAGATACAGTAGATATTGAAACCAATACAACAAGAGATGGCTATATAGACAGTAAGGGACAATATCATTACTCTGAATTATTCAAGTGCAGTGAGCTATTGCCTATCAATCAAGGGGAAATTTATTTTGATAGTTTGGCTACCTCTTTATTGTATGAATTTACAAGGTTGGAAGAAGGAAGAGAAACCAAGATAGGTGTAGGCAATGTGTTTTTTGACGCTGCATTGTATGACGACAAGGACTATCCTCATATATGGTTTACAGGTCAGAATTCTGGATATGAATCAGAAGAAGATTGGGCTAATATGGTTAGGTCATCTGCTAATAATTTTTCTGAGAAATATATTGTTTGTTCTACCCCTTTAGTTGCGACAAATGCTAAATTAATATATCAAGCTAATAAATGTTTTGGTGCAAGATATATCAATCTTCGCGCTTATACTCAAGGACAAGCAGTTTATGATGGACAAGCGTTAGGTATTATAGAAGGTCAATATACAGCATCGGATTATGAAACACTCTTTTGGCCCGGCAGTGATAAAATTCATCAGAATAATTTATTATCCTATATTTGGGCTGCTAAAATGTGGAATACTTTGCTTGAACTTGGTTATGTGGAGGGAGAAAGAATAGAAACCGGGGATTATTATCTACCATAACAGTAAAAGTTTTAATAATATGATACGAGAATTAATCATCAGAATAATGAACCATCTGTCTGCTGAAGTACACCCGGATGCGGAATGGTTTTAAGCATAAGGGCTGACCTAGGGATAAGGTCAGCCCTTAATAGTAAACTCATTACTCTGCAGATCCACTTGTGTCCTGTTTCAATTTTTCAATATAGTTTTTTAAAGTTTCTATATAATCAGGAACATCACTTTCCGCATATTTCCCAAAATCTTCAAATTGAAAATACGAAGGTGAACCATCGCTTATAATTGGATAAACTTGTTCCAATTCAGCTTTCATATATTTAGCGTGAGTAAACATATCATCCAAAGCATGTTTACGGTCTTTTTGGAGCCTCCCATTTTTAGATTTACATTTAGATTCCTTATATTTCTCTAAATGATATTCTAAACTAGATACTACTCGTTCTAATTGACTGATGTTTCTTTGTTTTTCATCCATATTCTTATATTTTTAAAATTTCAAGAACAAAATTAAAAAACATTTGATATAATGGTCTTGTTTGATATAAAATTTTATGTCGTAGCAATTCCCTCAACCGATATGGTCACATTCTCCATTATATTCTTCACTGTATAAATATCAAGTCCGGGAGCTGATAAAGTGCTGTCTTTGGCAACAGAGCTTCCATTAGCCTTTACACTAGCCGAGCTACCATCGTATCCCTCCTGTATGGTCAGCTTTACACTAAACTCCCCACCTTCAGAAACGGGAGACACGCTGTTATTATATGCTTCAAGCTGATAGCCGTTTCCCTGCTGCATTGTAACAGTATATGTACGTGTGGAAGCCGCCATAGCCTCAATGTCTGCGACAGGAGTCATTTCCATCATTCGGGCAATTATCTCACGGGCGATCCTTTCATAGTAAGGTATGCCTCCGTGTGTCGGGTCAATGATGGTATTATCAGTATAATGGCTGTAAAACCAAGTCTTGTTCATATCATTGATACCGGTCTGCAATTTGGATTCAACGTATTTGATCCCCCACAGATTCAGAACCTTGATCATGTCAGCGGAAATATTGTTTACCGCGGTAGAAGTTTCACACACGTGAGGAGGTAAGACAAACAGGATATTGATGTTACGTGCGACAAGCACCTGATTAATTCCGGTGTAATCCACCTCATTATAGTATCCTTTCACTTTCATATATCTGTAGTATAATTTGGACAGGAGCACATTGATCGCTCCGCAAAGTGTGTTTGTATCATGGTTCGATATGGAAATATCTCCCAATGTGTAGCCGCCTCTGTCGTTGGTTCCTCCTGCGACATTTATCAATACCGCATCTTCTGCGAGAGCATTGATACGGATATCCTGCCAGAAAGCATTACCATTTGAGCCGCTGATACGCGTTCCTCCGATTCCGTGCCATTGTGACATCGTACCTAACATCCGGTCTATAAAAAACTGGTATCCGGGATTCTGAGAGATGCTGTCCCCCAATGTATCAGTAATCTTGCCGGTCCACCATGTTCTGATATCCCAGTTACGGACTATCCGGTAAAGATACAGATAGTCAGTCGGCACAGTCTGTTTCACATGACTGATATACGGTGTCCTGTCTCCACCTCCGCCCAGTTTTACCATCAAATCACCTGTCTTGTTATTAATGTGGAACTCAAACCGTATCTTAGAGGTTCCTTTACGGGCTGCGAACATAAGATAAGGGGAACTACCACCTTGTGTGTTCAGTTCCCGTTTCGGAATATATGTACCATCATCTGTATAACAATATATATGTCCTGATGTAACACCCTGAACGGAAATGACTCCTTCTGATGGACAGTCTATAAAATCCGTGATACGGTATGAGGGATTGGATACAACCGCACCGGTTGACGCGTCAAGATACGCATTGGTCAGATTGCCGTTAAACAGATTGTATGTTTTTGTTTCAGCGAGCGACAGGCTCTCACCCATCTTCTCCCACTGTGCATTCTTTCTGCCATAAATACGGTCATCCACTGGCGCTTCTTCCACCGCATTGATTTCTTTCAGCAGATCGGGATTTTTAATCCAATACTCCGCAGAATTGGAAGGGGAGTCTTTGGTCACAACCAAAGAGGACACATTACTGGTTATAATCATGTTGACCTCTTCCATGTCTGCTATATCCGCATAATTCGCAATTTGGAAATAGGATGCCGGAAGTCCCATGCCCGTCTGCGTCTTGAACGAACCGGTAGTTATTATAGCACCCTTATAATCCAGAATAAAAAATGTCACGCTATAATATTGGTTTGCCCAAATTTTATCGGTATTCTTTACTTTAAATATCGGATAAATGGCCCATCCATCAGAATTCTGCATATAGCCGGTAGCGCCTTTTATAAACCGCACATTCAGTAGTGCGTTTTCCATATCAAGCATGGAATTTCCTCTCACTCTATAATCACTCAGGACATTGACCGGAAGATCGTACTCCTTGTTCCAGTAATTGACAAGGTTCTCAAGAAATATTTTACCACCATTCTTGGCAAAACACATTGAAACCTTGTTATACACGAGTTTGGTATTCAGAGTGAATGAGTACGTTCCAATTTCTGTATTATAACTGAAGCCTCCTGTATCATCATCTATATATGCCAACGCCGTAGGGGTGTTACCCGTATTCTTCAAAATATCCTTGAATAGAATAAACGCCGGACTGTCCTCCCTGCTGACCTCAATACAAAGATAATCACTGTCATTTACATATTCTTTTGTTCCGGCAATAATCTTGACGTTATCTCTTATCACAATCTTGTCGTACAACGTTGTGGAATTATCAACAAGTTTCATCACATAATTAGAAAGGGAGTCATTTGGAGCTAATTCAGCTAGTTCCATAGCCAGACTCTTGCGTGTTTTGGGATTGACCACTGCGTCATAGATGGTAGCCGGGAATATGGTTTGGCCGCCCTTGGTCAGTTTATGCATTTTTGCCATAATATCTCCTTTCATCCGCCTAAGTTCCGGGGGAACTTAAGCTATCATTATTTTATGTAACTATTTATTTAACTATTAAATCATTATTTCTCTTCCGGTGGCAGAGGAGGTATAAAATCACTCAGTACATCATCATACTCCCTCTCTGACAGAGGGACGCTCTGCACCGCATTGTATGCGGCATAATCCGGATAGGACATGATCTCCGCCGTGCTCTCATCCGTCTTTCCGGCAACGAGGATAACACCTGTATTCTCCACCGATACAAGATTGCAGATGCCATCGGCAAAATCAGCATCGGAAAGATAGTATTCGCGTTTGACCGACAGAGCACCGGGACGTAGTCCATGCCTGCCAAAAATGACCAGCAGACCACCATCATCAAGCCTGCGGCAGTTCTTGTACCCGTGCCCGTCAAACTCCGCAACAACACACCCCGACAGGACTGTGCGGTAAGTAAACCGGAAGGGAGTATTTATATCTCCATTCAGGCTCTTCTCTATGATTTTAAAATCGGACTGATAATTAATTCTTATCATAACTCTTATAATATTGATGTTACATCGTCTATCTCCTCGGCTGTCAGGTATCCGTTCAAGTCAACACTTCCGCCACCTCCTGTCATGCCTGTAGGACTCCATTTCCCCTTTATCTTGCATTCATATATAGGGCCCGGTATGGTATCCCCCACAACAGCCCAGTCACCTACAACAGGAGATGGAACAGCCTCTTCCAGCAATTTAAGAGTAGAAAATAATCCCTTGTTGCGGATACCGTTCTGCTTGACCTTTTCTAGTTCGGTAGAAGTCTTGCTAAAGTTGTTGTTAAGACGGTCTGCCGCCTCACTCCAAGTACCTGTCTTGTTAATACTATTCAGTTCCATATCACTTCTTTACTTTTAAAGTCCCGTTTGTCACGACTCCTTCTACTGTCTCATATTCCACATATACCTGACCTGACGAAACATCATCTTTCCCCGGCCAATTACTGCAATCAATATTGGCCACATGCTTATACACACCCACTCCATTATATACCGGTTTCATTCCGACTAACAGCGTTTCGCCTTTAGAACCATAGAAGGATACGTTATTGGGATTAAGAATGATATCCGTATTTTCCACATGATTCTGTATTCTGATACGTTCCGGATATACAGTCGTTTCTAGTATCAATTGGTCCCCTGCATATTTCCGCAAAATCAAATCACCATATTCCCATCCGTCCGATGATGTGTCGAACCTTAATATCAAGGTGGCATGTCCTTCAGTCGTGTACATTTCAAGAGTATTTTTATCCGGATCAATGACAATGCGTTTCCCGTCAACAGATGTTTCTACTTTTCCGCGGAAAAATCCGCCCAAGGCTTCAACCACACCTCTGAACTTACCACCTAAGGCATAAATATAGCCGCGCAGGAACGTATCGCCACCATGAGTGGCAACGAAGTTCGCCATATTCGCCCATTCTTCATCGGTGGGTTGATAATTCGGATCATTACGAAACCTCATCACGGTCAATATAGCCTGTTGTAACGTGCCACCTGCCCAAAATGCCACATCATCATCGTCATTGTATATGCCGCTAACTCCGGCGGTGACCTTCTGCATCTTGCCATCCTTGTAGTTGCCTAACTGGATCATATTGGCCAATATCAAACCGCCAAGGATGTCCACAGAACCATCCTTAATCGCGCTGGCGATATAATTGATTGACTGGAAACCGGCTGTTGCCTTGTCATTGTCAAGAATTGAAGGCTTCCAGTCAGTAGCGATGGTCCCACGCTCTAGCTGAAGATCACAAACGGTTGCGGTACCACTGATAAGAAATATACCACTGCCATTGAAGGTGATCTTATGGGTATATCTCTGATAAGAGGATGTGAGAGGTTGAGAAACACTGAAAGAACCGCACGAAACAGACACAGACGTACCCTTTGCTTTATAACTGATAACATAACTTTCTCCTTTAATCAATGATACGGACTGGGACAAACTACCGATTGCGGCAGAGTACCCGGAGCCGGCATCACTGTCCGCAGATACGGTAGCCACTCCCGTCCAATATTCCAGTTGCTTGCTAAAAAGTTCGGTATCCGCCGATAGCTCGGTAGCGGCAGACAGGTCCTCTGTCTCATAATCTCCCGTAAACCCGGAATTACGCAACAGATTGACACTTCCGACAGCCGCATTGTCTATCGCATCCTGAGCCTTTTGGGCCAAATCGGCAGCCGCCTGTATCTCATCCGGCAGACCTTCCATGTTACGCCATCCGGTGGAACCCTGCTCGATATGGAACATACCCTTGATATCAACACCGCCTTTTTGTGTATAACGGATGTAAGTGCTCTCATCCTTGGCACCGATATAGGCATCACCATACACATTGATATAGGCGTGTCCGGTGGACTTGTCAAAGCCCAGCCCGATAACTTCTTTGCCAACCAAAGAAAAGGTATTGATACCTTGATAGAAAGTAATGGAAGGGGAAGTTTCATTAACAGAAGAAAGGATTATAGCTGCCTGACGGGTGATATCCGTCAAGTGTCCCAAACCAATAATATCATCACCGGCAACCGGGATATCACTGTCCTTATCGGCATTAGTTTTGTTCAAGTCAATATAGTCAGTTCCTACACCTGTCACCTCGCGCCAGTAGTAGCGGTTGGATACATTGTGAGATGTTCCTTCTTTAATGTTAAATTCTTGGGCTAATGCTAATGTACCGACTGTAAATTCGTTATTGATTGTCACTCCATCGACTTCCGACAAAAAGAAACAGTGGTAGCTCTCATCAAGTTCCTCCACCCTGACACACTTCATTCCGGCCGGAGATATGATCTGTTCACCACCAACATGCGTTTTCTTTTTCACTTCAAGTTCATCAAAGACAGCCTTAATCTTCACATAAAGCCGGTCAACAACGGCTTGAGAGGTACCATCTTCCAATACAGTAATTCCACTACCATTCTTACCAACCAAAAAACCTTTCAGGAACGTGATCAGCTCATTGGCAGTGTCTTCTTTATCTTTGCGTAAAAAGTATTTGGTGAGCTTTTCTATATCAGAATTATCCATGTTTTCTAGAATCCCGATAAATATGCGCCCAATTCTTTCAGCTGTATTCTCTCCTTCTACAGATGCGTTTCTTACTTGAAGAGCCAGTTTCTTTAATATGTCAACAGAATCGCTCATTCTCCTATTACACGAAAAACAGTTCTATTAGATTTTAATTTCCCTTCACCGTTATAAAGTGGCATACCGCATTCTTTTAGGTAAAGCACGCATTCTTTCAGGTAGCGGTCAGCTATACTACATGCATCGCTATACACCATCATCTTTTCCTTGAATACTGTATGACTGCTATATTCACCTTCCTTGTTCACGAAGCCGAAACGGGATACATTTCCATCTCCATTTTTGACAATACAGGCATAGGTATAATAAGCCAAAGCTACGCGAAGTCCAGTGATGATTATCTTCTTTTTACATTTAGTTTCATAAGTACCTCCGTCAAGCAGTAGCTGGTATTTTTCAGGATTTTTTTTCACGTCAAGGAACAGTTCGTCTCCCAACGCTGATTTGATGTAGATATTCTCCGACTCACGGATGTAGGTTTCTATCTTGTCAGGATCGAGATGTACAGACATTCCGCGAGACAAAGCCGATACCTCATCTGTTGTTATTAGATACTGCTGCATTTCGTACATACTTTAATGGTTCAACACTATAATCATTAGAGGGGTTGACTACCTCATACCAATAGCTGAATATACGGCTAAAGGTACGCTCTATTAAGCGCTGTTGCTTGCTTACGATAGAATTGTAATACTCGAAAGCATCTTCCAAAATATCGCCTGAGAATCCGACTTTACCAATACGGATGCAATACCATGGCTCTTGGCCATAAGCTGAATAAATACGTTCAACCACACTTGCGTCAGTAACGGTAAATTCTTTGTCGTAATTTTGTGAGTTCATATTTACTATTTCAGGCTTTTCCTCATCGTTTTCTAAAGTAACTTCCATGATCTTTGCTGCATTCGTATCACCTTGCAACTGGATGAGTGTATTTGAGAAACTGTCATCATCGTCTGTATCTTTCACTTCGTTGCCTTCTTCGTCAAAGGTTATGTTCGATCCCTTTTTGGTGAATATCATAGCGCCAGGGAAGAAATTATTTCGTACATTTCTGTACTTGACATTGGACAGACCTTCATCGGTACTCATCTCTGTAGCTACCCGGTCACCTTTTCCGACTGGATAAGTATTTTTCCCGGCCATTGACACCCATAGGATTTGACCTTTGTAGTATTCAATGCCTCCGGCTGCTTCTATTTGAGCCAGTATAACATCTTTTTGAGGGTTAAAAACATCTATATAGTCGATGTTTTCTTTCTTGACCTGCAGAGCTTTCCCTTTACGTGTCTTCTTTCCGCTCCAGTCTGGATGTACTGCTATTTTTGCCACATAACCGTTTTCATCTTCTTCTGTCAGACGGCAATTTTCAAATGGTACGTGCTGCATCTCCACTATCTCACAGAAAACATTGTAGTTAACATGGATTGCTATTCCATTGAGTTCGGACATGTCTTTACATAGTAACATGTGCACATCATCCAATGTGTCACCTTTTCGATTGACTACATATTTGGAAAAAGCAACCTCACGGAATCCGTTTCCTTCAATGAAGTCAGCGAAACGGTCTGAGCATTCAGATGCAGTAGAGCTTGCAGCAATGATATTCTTTAATGTCTGCGGATATAGGTTGTCCTGTCCGTAGGCTTGAATTCCTAGATTTTGTAAATAGCTTGTATCAATGCGGTTACTGCTTTTCTTTTTTAGATCTCTTACTCTCATATTCGCGAGGTTTACGTTCGTCCTTTATTTCTTTTATTCAACTTTATCTTCGCCTTCTCCATTCATTGCGTTCACAATTTCAATGGCCTTGCTTAGATGCAGATTCAGAACTTTTTTACTGATTTTCTTGCCGTTGATTTGGAAATCTTTCAACGTGTCAGCCACGGATTCTTCAGAAACTCCGTCTTGTAATGATTCTACCATTGAATCAAGCAGGCTTTGATTGTATCCACATTTGTTAACACGTTCTTTCCAGTCCGTAGGTACATGGGCGAAATAAATTTCACCTTTCGGATTTTTGGCAAGGTACTTTTCAGCAACTTCATCAGTGAGGTTGTCATTAGTGTACATTTTATTGCTTCCGAACTCCGGTTGAAGCAGGACACCATTCTTTAATATGTAATTACATTTTTCTTTCATACGGTTATTCTTTTTGATGTAAACAGTCATTTCGATTACAGCATCGCGATAGCAGTCGTTACACGATGTCTTGGTGAATTCTTTTCCTAATACTTCCTTGTACAATCTTTCTATCTCCGATTTATCAGAAGAGGAGTAGGAGGGAAGTTCTCCTAGCTCCTTTAATTTATCAACCACTTCTTCTAACTCCATAATCATTCAGTTGGTTTTGTCAGTGTTTCAACAAGCGTTTTTGTCGCATCGTAAGATGTTTTGTACAAGAATAATGCTGATTTGGGAACCTTGGTTTCTTGCAAAGAGATATTCCATCCCCCTTCCGTTTCTTCGGAATACTTGTCATTGCCGATCTCTGCGGCTTTCAAACCTTGGTAGTAACCGTAAACCTGGAAAGCTGAATCTCCCGGATTTTCGGTTTTATTTAACCCTTTGGCTTTATTTTCCAATACAACGACAAAATCACCGTTAGCAAGCCCGTCAATAATGTCATTGCATACATCGGGGTCATTTGCTAATACAACCATGTTCACTGTGTTAGTAAACGTGTTACGATAGGTTCCTGTTGCCAAGGTTGTATTGGTACCAGTAAAGGGGGTTGCACCGAATACCTGTACCTTGTAACCTTTTTTACCTGTTTTCAGTGCAAGAGTTTCGATCACATTCTTACGGGTTGCGTTGAATGTAACCGCACCGAAATCCACGTCTGCGCGATTCATTATCACACCTTCCTGTTCCAGCCCGGGAACGATAGGATCATCGCACGATGGTGCGATGTCCTTTTTGATTGTTATATCACATATTGCCATATTTGCTCTTTTTCGTTAGTATGCTACCTGTACCAACTCATCTTCGCCAATCATGGAACCTAATTTTCCTGTTGAATAAATGTAGTTCTTGCGGGCTTTCTTATCAAACCAGATATCCAAGTCCGACATCGGTTCGGTGCCCTCACATCCATACATCAAGTTCTCAGGAGAACATAAAACAGCACGATGCGGTAAGTTAAGTTTGGTTTTGTTGTTCTGATAGGCTTGAATAAATCTATCCCAAATGGAACATTTAACGATGGTTGTTCCATCGTATTTGCTGACCTCTACACCGTCAAATACAACTTCCCAGGGCATGATTACCTTGTACTTTTCTTTCATATCGTGAGTCAGAGCATCGCACATTGACTTGGTGGCGAAAATTGCGCATCCGTCTTTTTGGAAAATCCGGCTGTCGGCATCTTGCAACATCGCATCGAATATTGATGTGGCAATGCCTGTTTCTTTCATCTTTGATTTTTGTAATGCATATGATTCTTCTGCGTTGGCTGCAATTTCAGTGTGCTGTTCGGCATTGTTGGTACAGATGGCAAACAGACGTTTGAAAAAACCGTCACATGTTTTAAATAGTTCGATGTTTACTCCGTCAGTGATTTGACCACCTCCAGTGACAGACGCTGCTGATTTATCTCCAAACCATGTAAAACGCCACATCATTTTCATCATAGCTTCAGACAGCTTCGGCAGTACAATACCGTCCATATATTCGGTCGATGTCAGGTCTCCTATATTTGTTCCCGTTTTAAGGCAGTACTTGGCAATGGTGTTTTCCAAGTCTGTATAGCACATTTCCAAAGGAATTTGCCAATCCCCGATTTCCCATTCCTTTTGGGCGGCAGCGATAGCCACTTTTTTATATTCAGGGTCGCATCCGGAGCCGGCTACTCCGATATCTTCCATTTCACCGATAAAACCTGCTTTTTTACCGTTAGTCACATTGGGCATAAACGTCATAAAACGCTCCATGTCCTCGTTTTGAAAGACTGTTAACTGAATAAGGTCTTTCAAGTCTTTTACAGCCTGATTATCAGGTGTAAGTTTGTCAAAATCTAAAATAGGCATTTCCCCTCCTTTTATTACTTGTTGTTTCTTTTTTCTCTTTCTTCACGAAGTTTTCTCTGAATAGGCGTTTCATTTTCTTCTACTCCTTTTATACCCTTGTTGAACGTTTGGGTACGAGCTGACACTTTATAAGTACTACAATGTTTTGCCAGCCAGTTTTCGCCCCCGGCCATACGGACTGCGTTCAGAATCTTGTTGTCCTCAATGGTACGGGCATTCGTCTTTAGAGAAGCATTCTCAGTTTCCAACTCTTCTATACGGGCTTTTAAAGCTTTCACTTCATCCTCTTCCAATTCATCAGGATCTTTAATTTCTGTAATAACGCCATCTGTCACAATGATAGTCTTTCCGTCAGGCATGACATGTTCGCCATCGGGACTTGCTGTATCTCCTACTTGGGGTTCACCTTCATCTCTTTCCACGGTAAGCGTGTTACCTTCGGCATTTGTCAATTCCATAGATACGACCTGTACGTCTTCAATTTTTTGATAGCCGCATTTGGCCAGCAGCCTGTCTATGATAGTCTGCTTCACTGTTACTTCTTTTTCTTTGTTCATTTTTTTGTTATTAAATGTGTAAGTTCTCCCTTTGGCAGTTGTAGGCATAAGAACGGTCGTGATAAAACCTAATTGTTTGGCTGTTTCACCACCAAACCAACCGGCTTTATTCATTTGGGCTTCGATAACTGAGGCTTCCGATCCTGTGCGTTCTACATACAAAGCTAGCATCTTGTTTTTTTCACTCTCCAAGTTTGATTTTATTGATTCTAGGGTTTCAAGATCAAGGTCTCCATCGTATGAAGCCATATAAGGCTTGTGAATAAGAAACTTTGCATGTGGATAAGCAAAACGTCTTTCTTTTGCAGCGGCCAATAATATCACGGTTGCCATGGATGCACATCGTCCTACTGCAGTACAGCTGATTTGCTTTCCTGAAGCACGTAAGGCGTCATAAATGGCATACCCTTCAACGGCATCACCACCGCATGAATGTATCTCAATATCAATAACGTGGTCATTCGGATCTATCCAAGATAGGAAATTTTGAATATCGGGAAAAGACAATCCCTCTTCACCAGTTAGATACCAATTTTCCATTTTGTCTTTATCCGCAACAATATCTTTGTTGATGTATAATTTCGCCATATATAATCTATTTTGAAGCAAAGGTAAAAAACGGTATATGGCTATAAGAATTTCAGAACACAATAGCACTGACACGCTTTGTCAGTAAAAAAATAAGGGGAAGAATAATCTTCCCCCTTATTGAATTGAAACGTCAACGGACAACCTGTCAATGACTCTATAGATGGTCCTTTCTGAAATGCTGTATTCATCTGCCAGGTACTGCATGATATATGCCTTTTTATGACCTTCAGCCGTAAGACGGGTGTAGTCTTTATACATTTCTAGGTATTTAATATCTGATGCATCTAATGACATTTCAGACATTATCCTAAGAGTGTTCCTGTTTATATATAATAGTTCGTATGCTTTCATAAACTACCGCTTTCTTCTATGTATTTAATTCTATTCGCAACTGAAGTAAACTCTTCTACAGAAACGACAGGGGCAGGAGCCATCATCATTCCTTTGGCGACTGCTCTGGCCAGCATATCTTCGCCTAAAGTTTGATTATTCGTTGCTGTTACATTAATAGGTACACCTCCACCCATCATATTGAAGGATGATAGGATAGGGGCGAACATGGACGTAGCTTTGGCGGTTATAACGGATTCTCCATTCGACAACTGTGCCGGAATACTGTCGCTCGTTCCTGTCCCCGGTCCTGTAACCAAACCACCTTCTGCAAATTTAGCACTTTTTACTATCTTAACAGCATTTGCAATGTTAGAAAGGATTGTTGCAATACCTGATGCCATTGTAGCTATACCAAGAATACCTTTCCCTGATTCAGCGGATACCATTTTTGCGATCGCCTTACCTGAATTGATGGCGATCTCTGCCAAAGCCAACATTTTGCTTGCCATAGCAAATCCTCTGTCAGACTCCCCAATTTGTTCTGTGAGAGCTACAAGGCCATTTGTCACCTGTTCCATTGCTTCATATTTAGCTTGTTCTATTTCAATCTCCTTATCGCTCAGTTCTTTTTTGGATTCCAGATAAGCATTCTGTGCTTCCAGCTTGCGAAGATTAAATGCTTCTATACTTTCACCTTCCATTTGCTGCAGGCTATCGAGCTCGGCTTTCTTTTGTTCCATCCTTATACGAAGAATTTCCTCTTCGTTATCATATGCTTGTGCGATTTCCGTTTCAAAGCGTATGCGCATGGCTTCCTGTTGCTTGTTGATAATATCCTGCTCATGGGCGGCTATAAGTTCATCCATTTGAGTGTTATATTTAGTTTTGATGGCAAGTTTCATTTTTTCGGTCTGTTCTGTGCTGGAGAGTTCCGCCTCGTATTGTGCCTGTAATTGTTGTATCTTTAACTGATACTCCTGCTCGCTGCCTTCCTTGACCGATTCCAATTGCAGGGATATCATTTTTAAACGGTTCTCCAGTTCTTTTTTCAGCTCCTCATCGGACAACTTGCTAAGCTCCATAGATTTTTGTTGTTCCAAAGCCTTTATTTTGGCGTTGATGGCTTCACGAGCCTTGGCGGTAAGGTTCTCTTCTTGCTTTAAACTGATTTGCAAATCCTCAATCTGCCGGGAATAGTTCAATTCAATCTCTTTCCGTGCTTGTTCTCTCTTGTCTTTCACTAAGGCAAGCATAGCATCTTCTGCTGCCCTTACTGCTTCCAGTTCTGTTTGCTTTGCTTCCTTTGCTTTGTCTGCACCTTCCTGGCGGATAGAGTTTAGGGTGTTTTGCTGCTCTGTCTGACGGGTGTAACTGCTTTCTTCCAATTCACTTAATCTGTTTACTTCTTCGCTTAATTTCCTAAGGTCATCAATAGTGCTTTCCGATATACCGATTTTTCCAATAGCTTCATCTGCTGTAATTGCTCCTTTTTGCATGTCCTCAATGGTCTTAAGGGCTTCCTTTGTTACTTTAGTATATCCGAGCATATTGGCAATTCTTGCTTTCGCTAAGTCTGTTTGGATTTTTAAGTCCTCCTTTTCCATTGCTGCAGCTTTTTCCGCAGCTTTGATACGTTCCTGTGTGGACAGGGTCTGGTCGTCAGCAGCTTTTTTCAGCTTCTCAATTTCAGCTCGGTTAGCGGCACGTGACATGGACAGCATGACTTCCCTCTTGTCTATCTCATTCAAGACTTCTGCCAGCTTCCACGCCTGTTTGGTTTCATTGACTATTTCATCACCGATACCAGCGAATATGGATTTGGCATCATTCCCCGCCTGTTTGAAGTTCCCGGTAAACAGATTCACTAAAGCACTTCCCAACTTGCCTGCCCGGTCTATTAAGACATTTACTGTGGCACCCAGAGCCCCCATTATTTTATTGGCTGCTTCCACGCCCTTCTGTGTTTTGGTGAACCATGATACCAAAGATCCTAAAGCTACAATTAATACTCCAATACCAGTTCCAAGTAGAGCAACTTTCAACAGTTTCAAAACTTTAATCCAGCCGGTTGTGGTGGTCGAAACAGTAAGCATTTCTGTTTTTACTCCAGACAAATAATTTCTTACTCCACCCAAGGAGGTCACCATTACATTTATCTGCTGCACGAACGGGATATTGGCATTGGCGGCTTCCATTATAGCTTCCTTGTAATTGCCAACATTTCGGTAATACCGCTGTGTCCCTTCTTCAGCGCCCTTTAGAGCATCAGTAACCTCATTAATCTTGTTTTTCAATTCTGTGCCGCTAGCACCTTTACGTTCCGCTTCGGATAAAGCATCGTATTCAGCCGTTAGGTTTGACAGTTTGGCACGGAGAGAAACAAGGCTGTTTTCTTGTGCCTTCTCCTGCTTGAGCTGATTTTGCATTGTTTTCGTTATAACACGTATCGAATCATTACAGTCGTTGATATAGGCTTTAGATGCCGCCATTTCTTCATTGTACTGCTGCCTTTTTATGTCTCCAGCCTTTAACTGTTCCTTCAGTTTCGCCTCTGCTTCTTTGGCTTTGTCGATTTTTGTCTGATACTCGGCTATAGCTTTGATAGCCTCATTATAATTCACTTTGATATCAAGTATCTTTTCTACTTTGTCTGCCATAATTTTAGATGTCTAATTGTAATAATTCAACATTTGCTATTCCTGTATTTTCTGCTGTAACGGATAGAATTGCATAATATTTCCCATATTGGGCCAGATATGCTGGAGTGGTCATATCTAAGTCTCTCAAGTCTTTTTCTGTTATTTCTATTTTTTCTTTAATGATTTTGGGGGTATACACTGCATTTTGAAAGCTTGTGTAGAATCTTTTTATGATATCTGTGAACGACAATTGTGTGAAGGTTCCATTTGATAGACCTCCATTGTTTTCCTCGAGAAGTATTCTTGGTTGAACTTTTTGCAGTTCAGCCTTTCCCTCTCCGTCATATTTGTACAATCGTATGAATGCTGTAATTCCTCTCATGTCGCATCCTGCAAATTTCAACTCTGCCATTTCTCTAGACTTCTCTAATGAGCTGATCAAGCAAGTAATTTCTCCACTGTAGTTGCCTTTTACCGTATCATCGTCTTTGTATTTAAGTATATTTCTTTGTGCAAAGCCATCGATAGTGAATTTCATTTCTTTAGGCTTGTTGGCCATATACGATGCTATTACCCGTCTAGTCCAATTGTACGCTTGTTCTTTTTTCTTTATGATATCATCGACAGACATAAATCTTATAATGTTCGTGCCTTCAATAGGATATGCAAATACGCCTAGCATGGTAGATATTGCTTTAATAAAATCAAGCTGTGTCATATCTGGCAAATTTGGTATAATGGGGTAATGACCATTCCCGTTAAGAATACTTTCGTCTGGTTGCTTGGGCGATACAAGGCTGTTTTCCATTCTTAGATTTATGATTCCATCTACACCGTTTGATACGTCTGCAATAAATCCGATATTTGTGAATCCAAACCGGATATCTGTACCTTTGTTTACTGAGTCAGACTCTACACCTTCGAACTCAAACGTAATATTGTAAGAGTTTCCTCCATTGCTTATTATATCCGTATATCCTATGTTGAATATTTCATTGTTCTCTCCGTTCTCAATATAATAAGCTATCATGGCTGCATTGCTGGGATAGAAAGAAGTTAAAGTATGTATTGATACTTTGCCTGAAGCATTGAGCTTTATGGAGTTTCCTTTTGTCTTTATTCCACTAATGAATGTGCCTTCGCTTAGCGAGCTTTTATTTACCGTTCCATAATATGATGAATATTCTTTGTTTTCGAAGTAAAGTTCAATAGGCCCGGTTCCTTGGTTAAGGTAATATTTTGCATTCAACCACAGTTCATTCTTTTGAGAGAATTCCAACCCGTCATTTCTTGTCAGCAATGGGATAAACAGCTTGTTCAAGACTGCTTGCTGTTCACTTGGAAAAATGAATATCACATCATTATCAAGTGATATATGTTCTAAAATCCATGTTGCTTTAACTGCCGGATGATAGGGTAAGTCTTTATCGGCTGAACGTATATTGTAATTTACTTTTGGGAAAAAGAAATCTCCATGACTATCATATTGGCTTACGTTCTTTCCGCTATTCCATTCGATGTAATAATCAGGAAATGGATCATTCCCTTGGCTTTCATAATGCCAACGTTCTTTTAAATCTTGCAGTTTTTTTTCTTCATTGGCAATACTTGAAAATTGTGTTGCGTTTCCCCATATTAATGCGGTTTCAAACACATCAGACGTGCCTATCAAGTATATTTTTGCCCCTTTGATAATTTCTACTCCGTTTCTTATGTATCTAGCGTCAAGGTAAAATGAAGCAACGGAATATTGGCAGGATGGCAGGTCTGCGTGAAGAAATGCAGACTGATTCCTCACTGTGTTTGGAAGTTTAATAGTGTAGCTTGTGTTACTTACAATTTTGCCTATATCGGTGAATATATTATTCTTGTATTTTAATGTGATATTGGTGCTGTCATCCATATCTACTAATTTGTTGTTGGCACCGACATATAATAATTCATTTCTCATAAGCTCTGCACGTTAGTTTCAGGTAATATAATGTTCGCTTCAAAGTCTTGCAGTGATACCCGCTGTTTGACGAAATTTCCCACAGACACATTTACGGCCATCCATCTGGCGTTACCGTTATCATCATAGCCCATGAACATATCAACAACAGGAGATGTGGCCATTTGGTAAAGGAAGTCATAAGTTATGCTGTCTATTAATGGAGCGCATACGGGAAGTGTCGTTTCTTCCATTTTCCTTTGCTTTCGTCCGCTACCTCCATGGTATCCGTTCTTGTAACTGTAATCCTGCATATTGTTTCTGATGAACTCTCCGTCATTGGATACCTGCGAAGTCTCGTTTCCTTGCATGAATAGCCAGTAACACCACATTCCATGGCGGTTGATCCATCTCAAGTATATTCCACAGTCTGAATTGTCAACCTTACAAGTGATCTTTGTGGCCATATTGAGCAGCCCTCGGAAGGTGAAATCAAAGGTGTGGTCAAAAACAGATGCTGCCGTATTACTTCCAGGTAGATAAAATTCCACCCTGTCTGAAGCATCTATTCCAGCAAGAATGATATTCCATGCATTTTGTCCTGATAATGCGATAGGGGAGCTTTCGGAACCATCTATAGTTACTTTTACATTCCCTGATGTTGCAGAGTATAAGCCTACAGAGAATGGGTAGTTTTTGAACCATGTCAGCACTCGGCTTCCATTATACTGCTCTCCAACCTTACTGGCTCCCCACAATATGAATACGTTGAACTGGAAGCTGTTTTCAAGTGTTCCTGATTCGTTATACATATCAAGCTCTATGCTAAACAGACGTCCTAACTTACTATCTTCGGCGTGAGTTGACTTGTAATCGACTTCTCTGTATTCGTCAAAATAGCTCTGCGTATAGAATGATAGGTCAAAGAAGCAGGAACCACCGAACGTCGCTCTGTTCTCTCTGTCTGATGTGGCTGTGGTGGTGTCCGTTACCGTTGCAGTAACAGATTGATAGTTTCCGCCAAGGATATTTATTATCACAGGATTAAAGCAGAATCCTATTTGGTCAGGATATTCAATTGTTGTATTATCTATCGTATGTGTTCTCATTGTCGAAATTCAGATTTATATGTTCAACTTCTGTTTCATATATAGCCGATACCCTGCTAGCTATATTGTCCACGGTATTTTCTAGATCACGGGAATAGATTTCCTCATGTTTTCTGTTTCGGTATAGTTCCGTTCCTTCCTTGGCTATCTTTCTAGCGACAAGGTAGGCGAAGGAATCGGGCTTCTTTACTTGTATACCCTTATCTTCCACCCATTGGCGGATAATCTTGTAAAATCCTTTCGGAACTTTCCCTGGCCCACGTCCGGTTTCTAGTACTGCGAATGCCTGCCTGCCCCACAAAACGCCTCCGTCCTCCGACATTTCTACTTTCAGACTGCCCTTTGTCCTTCCACTGGCTACTTGTCCGGCTGCTTCATGGTTGGCTATAATTCGCTTGCGTAACGCTTCCAGCTCTTCACCTATTATCCTTAGGGTTCCGGCTTTAGTTTCTGCTGCCATATACAATCTCTTTCACGCTCTTGTTGCAAATAACAGTACCCATTATCTCTTCTAACTTAAGTTGGATAACTATTCCGGTTACATTAACATCCAGCTTGTCATAGAAAACAGAATAAGGGATATCTCCTGATATTTCTTTGAACATCCCACTCCTGTTCAATAGCAATATGAATTCTTTGGCTTTATTCTTGCATCCTTCTATCACTGCATCATTTTCTGTGCCATCAAAATCGAACTTGGTTTTATCCATGAAGGCCATCATACAGTTAGGGCAGTCTCTTAACTGCTGTCTGCCTAGATTAAAAGTTCCGCTTACAGGAAGGAGATTAAGCACTGCCGGCAATTTAATCTTGTCCAGTCTTATATTGGCTGTTTGCCAGTTGTCAAAAAGGTAACTTACACCCTCCATGGAGTCTACTATCTTTTTAATTTTTTGCTCTACCGTCATTTCTTCTTACTTAATATGTTTCTTAATCTACGTTCGAATCTTACTCTTTTGGCGTCCATGTCAAGACATTTATATACTCTGACCCATGGCACGCTGTCTACTTCTGCATGATCAGTGATACCCATGCGCTGCGCATAGTAATCAATCATGCCGAAAGGTCCAAAATTTAGCAATTCGGATCCTGCTTGCTTCTCTTCGGGTGTGGGTGGTACATTAGTCGACGCGAATAGTTTATTTATTCGTTCAACTTCTTTGGCCACCCATTGTACGAATCCCAGTACATCGCTAGCTGGAAGTTGGGATATATAACGTTTACTCAGCCCCATCAGTACAGTACAGGGAACGAACAATATATCGTGTTCTGTTTCGATGGATTGCAGTTGCATCAGTTCTCCCATATTTATGTCGTTTAGGGTATCTGGTGTCTTATACTGCCCTAGTTGATAAGGTTTTCTCAGTTCATCCAACTTGGTTCTAATGACCTCGGGTTCGGTGGCAATGCTGCTTATTGTTAAAAATTCTTTTACTGTCATATCTTTCCTATTTTTGCTTTTGGTCGTTTTGGTGTTGGTTTGATACGGAATATCATTGCCATTATCAGCATATCAAGGTAATCTGTGGAATGACCTAATATTTCTTTCATTTTTTCTTTGCTGATTATTCCTTTCTTCCGTGTGTCTGCATCAATATGTGCTTGTTTGAGAACTGACAATTCTTCAATGATCCGTTCTCGCTGTGCTTCCGTGCATACAATACGAAGCAATCGATTGTTAATCATCTCAGCCAGTTTGAAGGCACACTCTGATTTCAAATTGTCAAATTCAGGATTAATAGGTCGTGCTCCTCCATGAAACTCCTTGATACCGTTCAGATAGCTTTCAAGATAGTTCCCCAATCCGTCAGAGTCCGCAATCATCTTACTACGAGGAATTGAGCATTCTATCATCATCCGCTTCAGGTCTGTTTCAATGGATTTTCCAGTACTGTATTCCTGATCCAGTTTGATAAAACACACATTCCCTTTCCAATGACCGGCGATAAATCTGTCTCGTCCCTTCATTGCAAGGTCTGCAGAACCGGTAGATTCACCTGCAGGAGCAATGAACTCATTCGTGAACAAGTCACAGATAGCGTCGTAGTTACACAGGGCAGTCGGGTCATTATCATACTCCCAATTGCCGAAATATAGGCGTTCCTTTGTTACCCGGTCTTTTGTGTTTCGAAGACTTTCGATGTAGTCTTCTGTTGCCCAAGGATTATCCTGCACCAAAGCCTGGATAAATGCATAAGGAGCTTGTAATTTGTCTTCTTTCCAGAGCTTGTAGAATTCACGGTATAGCCAGTTTTTCTTCGGGTTGCAGGTGATAAGTATCTTTCCGGGTACATGATATACATCGTTCATGTGGCGGCCGATACGGGTTTTCAAGACTTCGAAGGCAAGGTAGTGCACTTCACCAGCTTCCTCTATCCATCCTCCTGTATATTCCTTAGACCCCAATCGTTCATACATCGGATCTTTCACCGGATAATACGTCAAGTCAATATAAACGATTTCACTTCCGTTGTCGAAGGCTATCCCTTCATTTGTTGTCTTGTATGCCGTGAAGCTGTGAGAAGATGCTACCTTATTGAAGGTCACGGTAACGGACTCACGGCTATCCTTCAAATTATTTCGGCCAACAAACCAGCGAGTACCGGGAAGATAGTAGGCACATTGCATCAGCCATTCACAGCCTAGCCATGATTTACCACCACCTCCGGCACCACCATACAATAAAAATTTCGTTTTGCTGTCACGAAGAAAATTGTATGCCAATCGCTGTTTTAAGTTAATCTTTTGCTCCATATCACTTCAATTTGTCAGCTTCGGGAGTATAGGGAAGAAAGTCAAATCCGTTGAAGGGTTTGCCTTGTGTTGTATGATCCACTTCCTGTTTGTCGGACAACCCTAGCTTTCGGGCTATAATGTTTGCATTGAAAGCGCCAACACAGGCTCCTTCAAATTGTTGAGTCTCGATGGTTTCTTCCACCCGCGCGATGACGTGCAAAAAATCTTCATCATTTTTTTTCATGCATTCACTTCTGAAGCTACTCCACCAACGTGATGAAGTACCTAGATAGATACATAATCCGGTGAGAGAGTAGGGGCGCTGTGTAGGTGAAACTTCTTGTTGTGTTTGCTGTTCATTAACAGTTTCTGTTCTTTTACCTTTTTTGCGTCTAACAGGCATGGTACGTTGTATAGCCTTTCTTGTTGTCCATGGGTTTTCATCACACCATTGGAAATATTCGCACGCCGCCTCCCATAACGCTTCAGGCGTGGCGAAGAGTTTATCCCTGCCATGCTTGCTGCGTAACATCCAAAACTGATTTCCTTTAGGTGCTGCCATTGTTTATAGTGTTTTAAAGATTGGTATAATTTCTTTGTCCAAATCCCATTTGCGATTATTGGGAAGAGGAAGTGTGAATTCATATTGCAACGCTTTCAGATAATCACTCTTACTTGCGCTCCTTCCGTTGGTTGATGCTACTTGAAATGACGAACCTCTTAACTCTTTTTCTGGGCTTATCTTCATTCCTTTATCGAATATGTTAAAATCCTTTCCGATGTAAGCTGTGTTTAATCTGACGATGTCAGCTGTGGAATGATAATGCTGGAAGTACCATTCACCAAAACGGAAGTTGGCTGTGAAGTTCTTTGCGTCAAGAAATACGGCTTTAGAACGATGGTCGTGTGTTTCCTTGCGTTCAGATGATTTCTGGGCGAACAGCAGCGGAATGCCAGACCAGAATATCATTCCTCCGGGCTTGCATAATGCTGATAACGAAAGTAAGACATTCTTTTCATCCTCTTCTGAGTTCACAGAGTTCAACACGCTATCGCACACAACCACATCGTACAGCCCGTAGTCCGACAAGGTCTTGCATATGGAAGCACAGTCTTGCCTGATTTCCTTTTCATCAATGATGTCCGCTCCATCTTTGCGGTGGAAGAATTCAATGGCGTCAATGAGATAGCCTTTTTTCTTCAGTATGGTTGCGTAATCCTTTTGTCCGGCACCGAAATCGAGTATGCGCATATCCTTGGTGATGTATGGTATAACCTGCGTTTCATACAACGTTGAATGGCTACGCTTGCTTGGAACCCCGTTCTTTTGCCGTAGCCGTGCCTTTTGGGCAAAAGACTGTATATAGGTCTTTCGTTCCAGATGGGAATACTCGAACACTCCATATTCCTTAGAGAAGTATTTGAGCGCGATTTCTTCTTTCCCTTCTGGAAGGACATATACAAGTAGGTCCATACCTAATAGTTTTACCGTTTTGGCATATACTGTTGAGATGATCACTTTCCCGGTATGGTCACATACGGCATTTGCAAACTGGCCGTAACGGAGAATCATTTTCGTAAGGTCAACAACACGTGAGTTGTTTCCTCCTTTGGAAAGAATGGAGATATCTTTGTTGGATACAGTATAAAATCCTTCTGTTCCTTTAGGAAGACTTACATTGATTTCTGGTTGGATTTCCGACAACTCACATTCCGCATAGTTGTGAAGTTGGTTGAACCTTACTTCATCGGTGGAGTTTACACCGTCAAGAATAAAGGCTGGAACATGGGTATACCCAAGCAGCTTCATTGTCTTTGTACGTTGGTGTCCTGCCATGATACGTTTATCCGATTGACGTATGATGATCGGTTTGATAATGCCTAATTCCTTGATGGATTTTTTTAAATCTTCTTGTGCTTCATTAGTGAGCAGGCGTGGGTTATATTCTGCCGGGTTCAATATTGATATGTCTATGTATTCCATCATAAGCCAAGTAGATTATTAACAAAACCAACCATTACACCGTTCTCATCCAAATATTCAGAAGCCCGTGCTTTCAGTGCTTCCAGTTCGCTTTCACTGACTGGAATCTTATACCCCTCAAATACTAAATATTTGATATGAGCTCCGGCTTCATAGTTTGCGTTCTTGAGTACATTATGACTGTCTTCTATATCTTCTGAAAAATCTGTCGGATCAGGAAAGCTGATGCCTTCCATACCCCAATTAAGCAACTCGTTACAATCCCAGTCAAACAACTTGGTTATGTCCCATTGTCCGTTGTTAACGTTATCACGTATGATTAGCTCACGTTCCCTTTCCTCGGTCAGGTTGGGAATAAGAACGGTCGGTACTTGTTGCATACCTAGCGATATACAGGCATCATACCTTTGGTTTCCGGCTATAATGATCAATTCGCTAGTACGGTCTGACAGGATGATCGGTCGGGCTTCGAAATAATCCGGATTGTTTCGGATTGACTCTTTAAGTTTGTCTAGCTGTTCATCCGAAATAGTTCTTGGATTGTTTTCCAGTTTCTTCAGTTCCTCTAGTTTTCTGTAAATAATTTCCATAATTGCTTTTTTTGCGTTACAGAAACGAAGGTACTTAATAAGGGAGCTAAGGGGAAAAATGAGGAAAACAAAGTACTGACACGGCTTGTCAATACTTTGTTATGTGTGTTATAATTCCTTTGTTGATATCAATGCCGAATTGCTGGTAAGATAAAGAATTACAGGAAAGTATTTCACTGGTAACCTGTAAAGTCTTGCATTCTTCTTTGATGAACGTTAATATGAAAAGTGGGAAAGATAGATAATGCTTTTTGCAGATTTTTGGAACGGAGTAGAAACGTGACTTTACTTGTTTTCGTTTTCATTTCCATTGTAGCTATCCTCTGATAATCACATATCTTCCGGCGGATATTTCACTTCTATACTTGACAGAATAGCCCTTGTCTATAAATGCTCTTATGACATTATCGTGCGCCAACTCCGAAATTTGGTGTCTGTCTTTAGCGTCACTTCCAGTATTTTTTGCCCAACAATGAGGCCAGTTATTTCCCCATCCTACGCCATAATGAAAGTAAACACATTCACCTTTCTCTTTGATTTCCGAGAGGCTGAAAGATGCAAGTGCGTCTTCCTCGGATTTTCTTCTATTTGATTTTGGTATTTCTATTGTCAACATACTGATTTATTTTTAGCGTCCAACCATTTGTCCCGTCTTTCTCTACACGCCTCTAAGGTAGGCGCACAACAAGCAAAGAGTTCACCACTTTCAGTACGGTAGTCGTACTGGTACATTCTCACTCTCTTTCTGCCTAACTTCGTTGCGTAGGTAGTGTAATTCTCTTTGCCGGGCTGGCATACGCTGCAACCGTTTACATTTATTGAGTTCATAATTCAAGTAATTGTTTCGTTTTATCCACGTCTACAAAACTCGTCCACCCTGCTTTATGCAGCTTTATAGCTGCCTCTCTGATTGTGATTTTGCCACTCTTGCCACTTTCTTTCAAAGATTCTAATACATTCTTCATTCTTAATTCATTTTCACATTCAATCTTTCTTCACTCGTATAAGCCACGACAAGCCCTGTTTCATCATGCCGTATCGTGACATACTTTTCGCCTCTTTCTATGGTAGAAAAGTCACACATAGAGCACAACCTACCTAATACTTTGCCCAATTGCTTCATCAGTGGGGCTTCAGGGCTGATAACTAAAACTAAATCTGCTTTCATAATCGTGTATATTGTGGTAGCCATAAGGCTACCGGATTAGAACTCAACCAATATCAATCTTTCTAAAGAACCTGATGCTTTCACCCACATATGATTATGTCCGAAACCATAATCGAAAAACAGTTTAAAATAAGGGTATCTTACTATTAAAGAGTTCATACAGCCTCTTAACTCGTCTTCTGACATACAAGAAGTTATTTCATTGATAATTTGAACGAAAAGGTGTAAAACTTCTGGTTCATTATTCAATAACGGTTTTTCTATAACTGCTTTTAAAAATATATTTTCTTTCATATTCTTCTATATTGCGCAGGGCTTTCGCCCTGCCGATTTATGTTAATGCGTTTTATCCTCATGTAATAACTCGCAGTAAACTGGTGTTGTGGCATCTGTGTGCTTATTGGCTATAAGAACCTCATTACTATCCCAGTTAATATATACCTGTGTAGCAAATGCACCGAAAAACTGAATTTCTTTCGTGCCAAACAATACCACCGCGTCATCATTTACATTTGCAAGTGCTGCAATTAATTCTTTCTTGGTCATATTCTTTTTTGTTGCGCAGGGCTTTCGCCCTGCTGGTTAAACTTATAATATTGTAATCTCTTTATTGCCTATCTCTGTATCTACATTCAGAACCTCGTACTTTTGAGCCTTGTAGTTATAAACGACTTCACAAGTATTGAAACCTCTACCATCTTCTCTTTGGTCATAAACAGTATTTATATGCTGATACATTTTATTGCCTAACATGAAGTTTATTTTACCTGATGTACAGAAGTAGAATGCTACTGCATACTTCAATGTTTTCTTTTCATCAACCTTCTTTGCTGCCATAGTCTTTATATTTATTAATTATACTACTTGTTTAATTATTATGATGCAAATATATAGATAGTATAATTATCAGCAATAAGAAATTAGTTAATAAATATCAATTATTAAACTAATAGTATTATTGCGTGGATTTTCTTATACAGAATATAATTTTATGACTATATTTGCAACATAAACAAATAGTTTAATTATGAATTTTAGAATAAAAGAAATCTGTCGAGAAAAAGGTATAATGCTTAAAGACCTTGCTGGTATGATAGGTATTACAGAAGTCGGACTATCAAAGTCGCTTAATGGAAATCCTAACATAAGCCGACTTGAAGAAATCGCCACCGCTTTAGGTGTGCCAGTAACAGAACTCTTTGATAAACCTAAAGAGGGAGTTATACATTGCCCTCATTGTGGTAAGGAGATAAAATTGAATCCGAATGTTTAATCAATAAAATAATATAGCATCACAAGTAAAAAATGATGGGTGAAAAATACATATTTAAATGGGCAAATGACAGTATCAATGAGGTTTTCAAGCCGCTTTGGCTTAATGATACTACTTATCATTTGCCAAATCACATCAATGCTGAAGTTTCGTGGTATGAAACTTTAGATTTATCAACAAAAATTTCACTAATATCATTAGTAATTTCTATTTTAACATTCTTCGCTGGTTTTATTATATCAGAATTTATAAGACGGCATAATAAAAGTCATAACCTAAAACAGTATAAACAATTTATAAATGAATGGGTTGAAAAAAGTAATGCAACTCTAATAGATTATATAAATTCATTAGAAACATTTTCTAATAAAATAAAAACAAATACAGATTTAAACATTGCACCTTGGAGAAGTGGTATTATTCATCTTTCAGAAATTAATAAAATCCCATTAGAAAAGTTCTCAGATATATACATTTTCGGATTAAGCAAGAAAATAGAAAATGAGAATAGAAAACAAATAATGAACTTTTTGTACCAAATAGAATATTTAAATAAAGCACCAACTCTAATAATGGAAGTGTATAACAAGTATTGTGAAAACAACCAAAGAGTAATGGACGAATGGAATACATACTATATGCAACTTTTAGATTTATTTGGAAGTACCAAAACTATCAATCCACAAACAATCGAAGGTTCTGTTTTCCTTGAAATTTACAAATTATTTATTCCATTAATCAATACATCAAATGGAGAATATGCCGGAACTGACAAATGGAAAAATGAGTTTGTTATCCCTGCAATAAATATTCTGACAAGAAAGGAATGTTCTGACTTTTCTATATTGGCTCAAATAATGATTCTTGTCAGAAATCTAAATATAGTAATTATAAAGCATGATAAACTAAACGACTACAGTAGGGTATTTGATAGTTATGTGGAGAACTTGAAAAAAGCTCAACTGATTATTAACAATTCGATGTCTTATTTCGATGGAAAGGAAATTAGACATTTCTGTATATAGCAGAAATAAGCCGGAGCACTAAGCCCCGGCTCATTAATTGATTAGCCCTTTGAATTTTAACCGATTTACGATTTCGGTATAAAGATACTCTATATCCCCGCTGAAATCCCCATAATTCTGATACAGAAACACGACATCTGCATGGTTGTCGGAAATAGTACTAAGTGCTACTCTTGGACCGGAACTTTTATAAAATGACGTACTATCATTTGATTATCTTTAGCTTGTTATACCAGCGTGAAGAAAAAGGGAACCACCCGATTAAGAATGATTCCCCGAAAATGGTTACTTTGTATAGTTTGCTCATGGCTATTTCTTTTTCAAATTAGACATCACACATTTAATCACTTCATAAATGAAAATAGCAAGAAAAATAGTAGTCCATGGATATTGGTTTATCAGTTCATAAAAATCTCTCATAGTTTTACCTCCTTCCACTCACTTTCTATAATCACATGTTCACACTTATTACACCTATGCAAATAAGTTGGGAATGGTGCCGTTGTATAGTCCTCAACAGCTATTTCTATACTGCCACATTCCGAACATTCTATCTTTACCTCTTTGATACTGGGATAATCCCAAAAGGATAATTTGCCTTTCACGTCCTCAATTGGATTTTCGTAGAGAATAGGGTTAGCTAGTACCCAGTTATAAACTCCTTTCTCTGCCCAGATGGAAGGATGGTTTTGTACACAGTCTATTATCTCGACGCTTCCGATTATGGAGCCTGTACAAAAACTAAAATCTTTCCACTCTTTGTTTTCCGGTAATGCCAATAACTGCTCATTGGTAAGTATTGAATCATAGAAATTATCATAATTCAAAGGTTTACCGCTTGAATGAATCAGTACCCTCTGCCCTAAGTATTTCTTAGGGCAGCTCCAAGTACGGTTCTCAATGTCTTTAATACCATGGACTATCAAAGAGGCCCACGGCTGTTTTATGGTTATTGCTTTCATTTTTTATTGTTGTTCTTTAATATCTCATCAAAAGACGGAATAGGAAACCATGCTTTTATCACTCCTTCATCGTAAAATAGATGAGGATAATCCCTAGTTGATGCAAACTTATTCCATCTTTCAAAGAAATAAACTTTCTCAATAACATCACCGTCAGTAACAAAGTAATACCCATCCTTTTCTGGCAACCGTTCCTTAACACTTATCCAAGGCGATTGCTTGGATTGCCATTCAGCACCTTTTATAAAATATTTCTTCGCCACTGCTGGCAATCCTCCCCAATCAGGCATCTTATCGTAAGCCATACTTTTGGCTGCTTCTTCTAATGTTTGTTTCATAATTTAATGTATTTTCCCATGGTTGATTTTACAATAATCTTATTATCGGATGATGGCATTACAACCACATTCCCGGCATCTGTGCTAATTTTTAAGATAGGATTAGAATTTGCGTCAATACTGGCTACTATAATCATATCTCCAAAAACATATCTTTTATCTTGTTCTAATTCATTCATTTCTGTTCAGTTTTGTTCCTTATTGATCAATTACTTTTTTCAATTTATTAAAAGCCTTCTCTTTATCAAATCTAATCCCATCTTTGAACTCCAATATCAACTCCCAAAGCTGGCTTTTGTAAACATCACCTGCTTTATAGTCAGTCTTATAATGGTATTTCTGTGTAGTGGTTATTTCCTTAAATATATTCGTTGCATTAAGATATGCGGCTCCCCATTCTGTAAGCTCTACACTAACGGTATCATTCAAATCTATTTCTATCATAAATATTCCTTTCTCATTAGTGTTACGTTAATCCTCAATGGAATACAATGCCTGCATACACTCAAAGGGGAAAGATGAATTTAAAGCGTCATATATTTCTTTCGGTATATCATCTTCGCTTTCAAAATTACCTTCAACACTTTCAGATCCAAATGCTGTTGCAACATGCTTCTCTTTATACTCCTTACCATTAATGGTTGCGGTTGTTTCCCATCCGTTAGAGGTTACTTCGATTACTATCTTATTCATTACTTTCCTGTTTTGAATTTCTTGTTTATTTCTTTTTCAGCAGCTCTGGCCCCTTTCTTGAAACCTTCCACAAAGCTGTCAAAACAAGCTCTATGGATTTCTAAAGTACATCTTCGCATAAGTGGACAAATCGAACATTTTTGGCTAAGTCCGGCTGACTTCTTGGCTATTTTCGTTACATTTTTCATTGGAAACTTAAATTAATTATTACGATTTCTTTCCGCTGCGACTTCACTCATACACATCTTGCACCAGGAGGTGAGACATCGGTATTCCTTATCCCCACATCTGACAGTCCTGTTATAGAACCGGTGGAGCGGAAGGGAACGTCCGCAATGCGGACAAACCTTTCTTCCGGCTTCCGTACCTGCAACCGTCTTGGCTTTACGGTGTACAAGCGTACATCCCCTGCATTCATCCAGTCTGCCTTTGTATTTCCGGCATTTGTGCAGGGAGATGCGCCCGCATGGAGCGAATTTCTCGCAGTCGAATCTGGGTTCTGTATGATAGATGTTCATACGGCACTGTCCATCAAATCAAACAATGTGGGTGCGCTAACTTCCATCTCCGCCTCATACAGATATGAAAGACTGTCTTTCCAATAGTCATAATTCAGTTCAGTAGATAATCCCTTACGTTTCAGTCTGATGGCACAATAAGGTACTGTGCCGATACCTCCGAAGGGGTCAAACACCAGCTCACCCTTGTTTGAGTACCGTTCAATCAGTCTTTCAACGATATCGAGCTGAAGGGGACAGATGTGGTTCTGCCGTTTCTTCTGTGACTGCTTGGTATTAAGCGTGCGCATACGGGTGACATCATCCCATATCCAGGGCTTCTTGCTTACCGGGTCAACGGCCATGAAGGTTTTTGGCAGCTTACCGTAGGATTCCAACTCTTCGGCAAATGCAACGTGTTCCTCGTAGTTATAGATATGCTCGCGTTCATAATTACGGAACAGATGGCGTATCTTGTCAATACCAGCACCTTTCATGTCCTCATAGCTTAACAGGGAGTTGCCAGATGATTTCCAACTTGCATGGGCGTCTATCTGCCAGCGGGCCAACGAGTATTCACTCTTGTTCTTTGTCACCGGCAAGTCAGCGTATGCACGTGAGGTATCAGAAGGTAGTTTTCGGAAGAGAAGAACATATTCCGGGCAACCGATACCCATCTTTGAACCGTCCTTACACATTTCAGTATAGCCAAGTCGGTAAGTCTGGTTATTCTCCCTTACTACATCCGTATCCACCGTGATACGTCCCATGTAACGGAAGCCGTGTTTCATGTAGTGGAATACTGTCATTTCGCTGAAGGGGTCAATGGTGGGCATGCCGTCGCCCGTGGCATTACCAAACAGTACACGGTCTTTCACATGGATGCAAGCCAACCGCCCCGGCTTCAATATGCGCATAAGTTCAGGCGTAAGGTAATCCATCTGCTCAAAGAACTTGCCGTTGTCCTCATTATGTCCGAAATCATTATAGGTCGGAGTGTACTCATAGTGGTTGGAAAACGGGATGCTGGTTACAATCAGATCTACCGAATTATCTTCCATCTTCTGACATTCAAGAACATTGTCGTTATTGATCGCTTTCCAAAGTTTACCGAATTTTTCCTCACGACTGGCGAACATCCACCGCATCATCTTCTCTTTCGCTTTCAGCCCATACAGTCCGTTTTCACGTACTATGCCGGTCATCTTGGCTACCATCTCCTTATGTTGTGCCCATTTCTGCATGAAGCTCTTGTATATCTCTCCCTCGCTTTCCGCATAGACCAAGTAGAGGTCAACTGGATGTTTCTGCATGAATCGGTAGATACGGGCTATCGCCTGGAACTTATCGTTGAAACGGTAGTCGATAAACATGATTGCCTTGTGACAGTGGTACTGGAAGTTCAAACCCTCACCAAGCATTTCGGGTTTAGCTGCAAGGTATTTCAAACGGCCATCTTTGAAATCAGATATAACCTTGTCGGCTTCTTCATCATTCTGTGAGCCGTACACAGCCTTGCATCCGGGAATAACCCGACAAAGTTCTTCACGTTCCTTTTCTAAGTCATGCCATAGTAGAAAATGCTCATCTTTATTTTCGGGGCGGTTAATGATTTCCACCACACGGGCCATTTTTTCAGACATATTATCCCGGCGTTCTTTCGCTGCATCAGCAAGTCCGAGAGCAGCTTCACGGAACATCTTCACTTGTCCGTCACGGTCAG